GGAGAAAGTTCCCTTTGATCTCGAAAAGTTTAACTTCATTACCAAAGGTGGTCTCTCTAACAAGACTCTCAATGTCGCTCTTGCTGGTACAGGCGTCGGGAAGTCTCTATTCATGTGCCATGCTGCTGCTGCCGCCCTCACTCAGAACTACAACGTTCTCTACATTACATGTGAAATGGCAGAGGAAAAAATTGCTGAGCGAATTGACGCAAACCTTCTGAATGTTGGTGTCAAGGATATCGTAGATCTTCCTCAGGTTATCTTTACTAGTAAGGTTCAGGAGATCGCTAGAAAGACCCGAGGCAAACTTATCATCAAAGAGTATCCTACAGCGTCAGCACATGCTGGACACTTCAAGGCATTGCTCAGTGATCTAAAGTTGAAGAAAGATTTCAAACCCGATATTATTTTCGTGGACTATCTTAATATATGTGCTAGTGCGAGGTATAAAGGTGCGATTGTTAATTCTTACACGTATGTCAAGGCGATTGCTGAGGAGTTGCGGGGTCTTGCTGTGGAATGTAATGTTCCTATTGTCTCAGCTACTCAAACTACTCGCAGTGGTTTTGGTAATTCTGATCCTGATCTTACCGATACTTCTGAGTCTTTTGGTTTGCCTGCCACTGCTGATTTTATGTTTGCCCTTATCTCTACTGAGGAGCTGGAACAACAAGGTCGCCTCATGGTTAAACAACTCAAGAACAGGTACTCAGACCTTGTTACCTCACGAAAATTCATGGTGGGAATTGACAGATCCAAAATGAAGCTGTTTGATGTTGCTGATGATGCAGGATCTATCAGTATTGATGATGATGCAGCAGATCAACTTTCTCAGTTTGCAGAATCACAAAACCGTTTATCTAAGTTTGCAGAGTGGAACGTATAACCATTGTTGGTGGAGGAACTGCTGGATGGATAGCAGCATTCATGATCTCCAAGATACGAAAAGAGTTTGACATCACATTGATTGAGTCTTCTGACATTCTTTCTGTTGGTGTTGGTGAAGGAACAACTGGTAGGTTCCTTGAGGTTCTATCCCGTGAAACTCTGGGTATTGACTTGACTGAACTATTCAGCAGTCTAAAAGCATTGCCTAAGATGGGTATTAATTTTGTCAATTGGACTGATAGGGGAGATTATATGTCTCCTATTGGTGCTTCTGCTACTCCAGATACATACACAGACTATGCTCCCTATTACTGTCAATTAAAAGATATTGATACTGCATATGTTAATGAGTCTGAGTACCTAGCAAAAACAGATTGCACCAATATTACTAGAAATCTTGATGGCAAGATCACGTTCAATGATTTCTATCCAGCAATTCATTTAGATGCTGGGTCTCTGGTAAAATATTTCAGAGAGAAATCTATTGCTAATGGTGTCACTCATATTGTTGACACTGTTGAGGAGGTGGTAAAACCACATGGTCTCATTGAATCTCTGAAACTAAAAGAACGGGGAACACATGAAGCAGACTTCTTCATTGATTGCACTGGATTCCAGAGACAATTGATGCAAGATGTGGATTGGATACATTACTCTCATTATCTGCCTATCGATAGGGGAATGCCCTTTAGATTAGAAAATGATACCAGGAATAAACATGCTTATACTAATGCTATTGCAATGGATAATGGATGGGTGTGGGAGATTCCAACGCAGCATAAGATAGGTAGAGGGTACTGCTATTCTAGCAAGTATGCAGATGAAGAAACTTGCTTGCAGGAGTTGAGAGACTACTACAAACAAGACGTAGAAAAGATTAAAACCATTGAGTTTTCTTCTGGTAGACTCAAAGATGTTATGAAAGGAAACTGCCTAGCACTTGGTTTATCTGCTGCATTCTTTGAACCACTTCAAGCAACTAGCATTCACTGTACTCTTCAGCAACTCGACGAGTTTATATTTACTTTCCTGTCAAATGGAAAGGTTTGTAGAGATGCATTTTCTGTGTTGGAATACAACAGAAGGTATGCTAGAATGTATGATGACATGAAAGACTTCATCTTCGTGCATTATACAGGGGGTAAAACCAATACTGAGTTCTGGAAATCATTTACCGAAAGGTGTTATCCAGAACAAGTATACAGGTTGCTGAACCTGAATGATAATAGACTACTTAGAAACTATGATGTTGAAAGATATCATGGTAGTGTTGGAGTTGGTCTTTGGATCCCAACGTTGTTGGGTTTAGGACACTTTAATAAAGAAACAGCACAACGTGTATTATCTGCTGACCTAGATTTTAGTGTCATGGATACGTTTATTAAAAACTATTCATCACAGTTAAAGTCAAAAATTAAACAAAACAATTACCTTTCTATAAAACACTTATGACTATTGAATTTTCTAAGTATGAAGAGTTCGTGGCACAGGTTACTTCCAATGCTTCAACGAACTTTGTTGACTTCGCTGATCGTATTGGCGAGTTGGATCGTCAGGGTGCCAATATTGAGCGTCTCCTTACTGCTGGCGTTGGGATTAATGCTGAAGGTGGTGAGTTCCTTGAGATCATTAAGAAGATGGTCTTCCAAGGTAAGGCTTGGAACGCAGACAATCGAGAACATCTTATTATTGAGTTGGGTGATATTATGTGGTATGTGGCACAGGCAACCATGGCACTTGGTATTTCCATGGAAGATGTCCTAGATACCAACATCACTAAACTTTCTAAGCGTTATCCTGAGGGAACCTTTGACGCTTACTATTCCGAAAACCGTGCCGCTGATGATCGATGACCGCTAAGTTTATTTTATTCACCAAGGATTCCTGTGGTCCTTGTGGTCTTGTCAAGAGATACTTCAAAGCTCTCAAAGACGAGCGTACAGGACTCATCCAAGAAGTCCAACTGGAAGACTTCAGCGATGAACCAATCCCAGAAGAGAACCTTGCTCTCGCCAAGAAGTATGGTGTGACTGCCACTCCTGTTCTAATCATCGTTGATGAAGAGACAGAAGAACTGCTAGAGACCTACTCTAGCGGTATGCCTATCACCCAGAACATTCGTAAACTCTGGACCAAATACGGTGTATAGTTTCTGGATTCACTTGGTAGCATTCTTCCAAGTTGTCGTGATGAATTGCATTCAACCTGCCAACTGGAAGTATTGCTATCGGGTGGATCAATGGTTGATTCCAGATCTTGTAGAAGGATATGAGATCTGGTCTGGCAAAAAGCATCCTTATCAAAATGAAAAAGACTATCTCAACGACCTCCACTCTAAATAACTAGAGGGAGGTTTTTTCATATGGCAGCAATGAGTATGGGCGATTACGGGAAACCAGCCCCTTCGGGTGGTGGTATTCGTCTGCGTGTCCTTTATGACGCGATTGTAAATAGAGAACTCATCGATGTTGAGACTGGCGGTAAAGCACTCATCATGACTTCTGATGAAGTAATTGAAGATATGAAAAATGTCATCGATGGCAAGATGGCATTTGATTCTCCTAATAAAACAGATACAAATAATTTTGTATCAAAATACACTCGTAAAAATGTATTGCGAGCGATAAAGAAACAAGGAAGAAAAAATGTTTCTACGGAAATTGGTTTTACAAAAATAAAAAAGACATCTGCTTTTGGTAGCAATAAAGGATCTGGCGGCGGTGCAGATGCTACTGCTTTGTTTGAGGGAGCAGCATGTTGGGTAACAGCATATCGTTATTCCTTGAATAAAAATATTGATCCAGAGTATATTATTACTCTTGAAGATCTAAAGTCAGTTGCGAGTTCTGTATCTACTGATAAGTCTGTAGAAGACATTCACAAGTTTTTGATTGATGATCCCTCTTGGATGAAGTCTAGTATTAGAACTGCAAACAAACTTCTTTTCTATGATTCATATAGAAACAATAACTTCAAGTTCTATCGTGGAACTGGTATTGTCAATCTAATCGAGAAGCATTACCAGAAAGTAAATCCTCTTGAAGGCAGACCATTTGCTAACATCAACAAATGGACTCCTGCTGATATTTGGATGTATGAAGAAGGTTCTTTTGATACTAGTATTATTACCAATGAATTGACATTTCAGGGAGGATTCAACAAAGTTCTTTTGGATCTGCTAAAGCAGAAGAAACTTATTGGAGTTTCTCTAAAGAAAGTCGAAACTGCTGAAGCTTCTATCAAAGCATATAATTTTGTCAGACATTCTAGTGAATTAGCAAATCGTAAAAAGTTTGTTAGTGTTGGTTCTAAAACTCTGATGAATTCTATGGATGTGTATTTTTATGGGGAAGGATATAGAATTCAATTCAGAGCAACTGATGCTGAGGGTAAAACTTGGCAAGGTGAGATGATTGGTAGAGCAGCAAAGCATGGTAAGATTGGCGGTGGTGTCATGAACTACCAACTTGAGGCTGTGTATGGCGAGGGCAACGGCATGTGGAGGGAGTATGCCAGTGCATCAACTGTCTCTGCTGCCGCCCGATCTGGCGCTCTGGATGCTAAGATATACCAGTTGGCGGAGAAAAACGCACAGTATGTCTGTGATGATGGTGAGGTTATTGATTTAGCAACCATCTCTGGAATGAGACCACAGTGGAAATTCTCTAAGTATCTTGGTCTTACTCTTGTAGATATCCTCATGAGTGGTAATAAAAAACAAAGAGATGAAGTAGCAACGAGAATCTTCCTCTACGCAACATCATCCTCTGATGACTCTGCACCATTTATCAAGGTCTCCTAAATGGCAAACGTAACTCAACTCAAGCACCTAGAACACCTTGAAGATGAGATGCTGAACTATGGCGTCGAAGGGTGCATGGCAGCAGTATCTTTTCTCAAAGAACTAAAGAAGATGTTGGGTCAGCAAGATAGTAGTGGTTTTATGCAAACCAAATGGGACGGTGCTCCATCTGTTATCTGCGGCACAGATCCTGCTACTGGTATGTTTTTTGTAGGCACTAAGTCTGTCTTCGCAAAAACTCAACCTAAGTTGTGCTTTGTTGACGAACAAATTGATGAGTGGTATGAGGGAGATCTTGCCACTAAACTAAAGTATGCCTTGAAGTATTTTGCGATGCTTGGTATTAATGGTGTCATTCAAGGTGACTTATTATTCACTGATGATACTATCAAAAGGGAAACTATAAATGGCGAACAACTCTACACATTTCGACCAAACACTATTACTTATGGCATCCCTGTTAATCACGATATTGGTAAAAAAGCTGGCAGAGCAAAGATCGGTGTAGTATTTCATACTCATTATACTGGTGATGATCTGCCTACGATGCAAGCAAGAGCAGGCGCACCAGTAAGATCTTATATAAAAATTTCTGAAGTTCTGGTTGTAGAAAACGATACTCCTATGGATAGGGTGGGATTTTCTAGAGCAGAGATGACTAAGTTCAACAACTACATCACTAAGATCGAACGTATGTGTGGTATCTGTGGAGATTTTCTTGATGAACTGGTTGGTGCTACTGGCACGACTGGAGATGCTAAGTTCCATATCGCATCTTATCTAAAGCAGTTCTTTAATAACGAGATCAAGAATGCTAGAAGCATCGGTAATATCGACGAGAGTTTGTATGATCTAGCAAACTTCTATCATGATAAGAT